GCGCGAACTACCCGCAGTAGGCGTGGCCGCTGGAAGAACCTAGATTTTTTGGACGTTTGATCATCATCGTTTGTTTTATTATGACCTTATTCTGACTGGCGTATCTTTCCAGCAGGGGTATAAGGGGTTTCTATTTCATCAGCTGTTTATCTAAAAACTTATTAAAATGTTTGATGAATTGTTTATCACTTACGGCGTTGGCAACCTCATAGAAATGTAGCAGAGGTTTTATTGATGCCTTTTGCTTTCCGACTAACATGATTGGACGGAGACCACGAGCACGTATGGCTGATGCTATCCGCCCTCGCTTACGCCCTCTCTGTAATGCCTGATATGTACCGGAGCGAACGCCCCGACTACCCTTAGCAAAACGCTGATAAACACCAGGGTATAGCCTCCCGTTTCCCTTTGGCAGATACACATAATCGCGTTGTTTTTTGTTACGCTTTGCACTTCTGGCTGTCATGTTTCTCTGGGTGCCCGCCATTCTTTCCGCTTTCCCTAGCACGGATAATATCTGCAGAATCTGACCAGGACTTATATTGCCAGCCTTTGTCATTCTTGCTTTTTGTCCAGGGACAAACATAGTCTTACCAAATGCATGTTCAAAGCCCTTGAATTTGCGAGGGCCACCCACCACCTGCGGCACAATGTAATGCTGCCTCATTCGCTCAAGATCTTTAAACCAGACCCTTGCTTCCATATTGTGGTTATGGGTGGCTGTCATCTTCAGGCTGTTGAGTGTAAAACGAGTGGGGCGGTGGAAAACACGCTTCATCTCTTCCACCTCTGCCTTTTTGATATCTCTGGCAGTTTGATCAAGGGCCTGCTCAAGCGCCCTCTTAGCCTGCACAGGCAATAGCTTGAGCAGGTCTTTTATATGGTCATTGTCTTTTATGCTTAATACCAGCATAGCTGACTCACTTCTGCACCCTGCAGATTGTTATTATGATCAACATTCGCTGCAGCCATGGTCATTCATCAGGGCTTCTATTTCGGCATCTTCACGAAATTCCTTAGCGCAGCTGGGGCAATACACCACCAGACCTACACGCTCAACATCCTCAGCAGGCACTTTGCATCTGCACCGGACACAGATGCATATCTGATTATTGTAATCCATTTGTATCTGTCACCATCATGGCAAGCAAATCATTAAATGATTTTGCGGAAACAATATATGAACCATCTCCCCCAGGCAGCAGTACCGCCGAATCAACCAAATAACCTATTTTTTGTTGAATCTGTTTCAGTTGCGCATTCCGTTCTCGCTCCACCTGAAGCATGTGCCGGTTTTGGTTTGCTAAATCAACCAGGGTGTCAAGGCATGTTTTTTCCTCTTTCATCGGTACTCTATCCATAATTGCTACCTCAAAATATTGTGTTTATATAAAACAACCAACACTTTGGTTGTCATGTAGAGTATTACTGCAGCACTAATAACAATTGCCAACAATCCAGTGCGGCGTGTGATTTTCATCGTTTGTTATATTTAATAGCGGTCACTACAGGGAAACCAGAGCCCGGCCCCTTCGGCTCACTTTCGTGGCGCGGCTCTGGTTTGTTTTGTCTTTTGGGAGGTACTTCTCTGGAGGTACTACGGTGAACGCTGAGTACACAGGGGGCTGTGATGCAACATCAGCAAGGGTGAACATGAAAGTGATCACCATCGTGATGATAGTGGCACAGACAATTGTACAAGCTGGTAAATCTTTCTTTTTCAACATTGGTTGATCTCCTTCTGGGCGGCCCTAACATGCGATCTGTCATTTGTTTCCCTGGATTTTCGCAGAGCATCAGACATTATTTTTGCTTTTTCTGAGACAGATAATGCAACAGGCGCATTTTGCTGTAGCAATGTTTTGAGTAACATTTTTATTTCAGCCAACTCGCTCTTTACCTGTTGCAGTTCTGTCATGACATCAGTGAGAAATAGGTGTGCATTCAATGGCACGATTAGCAGAAACAATTGCCTGTTCCATCTGCAATATTGCCAACCTCATAGCCACCAATGTGTCAATCATTTGATTTTTGGCTGTTTCTTGTGCTTTTTCGTATTTTGTTTTTTTTGCAGTATCCATTTTTATCCTCTTGCCTGATCACATCCGCACGATTCGCAGGTTACTTTATGGTGCCCGTGTGATATGCACTTGGTTTGTTGATTGTCGTAGATGTCCTGTATATCCTTACTGCTATGCAAACTGGCCATGATCAGCTCAAATTCAAGGATCTCAATTCCACGCTTTACGTCAACGACCTGCTCCATTTCCCTTTCAAAAACTTCCTGATAATCTGGACTTGATTTGAAATCCTGATCAGAAAAACGCTCTGTGAGAACATCTAAAGCCTCTGCACCCTCTACCATTTCTTTTCTTAGTCTGGCGGCTATAACAGCTGGATCTCTTCTGATGTTATTAAGGTCAGGGAATTGTTTAAGCAATACCTGATCCCTCACTGGACATGCCTGGCAGTGGAATATTAAAAGAGAAACATCGTTCAGGGCATCAGCAATTCTTGAAATCACAGCAACAGAAGGCTGAACTTTACCAAGTTCATATTGGCTTACTGTTGTAATGGCAGCGCCAATCAGCTCACCTAGATCTTTGAGCGTCATTTTTCTATTTTTTCTTGTTTTCTTAATTTCTTCGCCAATATGCATACATTTTCCTCGTTTGTTTTGATGTTAAATAAAAATACTACATTGTATGCGCAACTGTCAAGGCTTTAATGCATTTATTTAGCATATTTGCACCACCCGTACGTCTTTAATGCACCCCCATCGCACTTTTCCGTATGAATTACATTTAAAACGCAGTGTTTTACTTTTAAAGTAAAGTGTTGTATTTTCACTATTATGAAGACAAAAAAGCCTGGAGGAAGGGCACCACAGGAAATGATGGTTGATATCGGAAAAAGAATTCTCCATATCAGAACTCAAATTCTCAAAATAAAGTCACAGACAACATTCGGCGAATTAGTGGGAGGCTCTAAGACCACCACTGTATCTGGATGGGAAAGAGGAATATCAGATCCGGGGGCTCAGCTGTTAAAAAAAATGGCAGAAATGGGTGGTGTATCCCTTGATTGGCTACTCACAGGAAAAGAGCACCAACCCTCCTTTATAGATAGTCAACACCTCCCCAAATCAGGAGCTGGCGAAATCATATCAACCATTGCCCCTGGCAACAACAAGGCAGCAGCCAGAATTAAGGACCAGAGCAACAGGCCGACTGTTAAAATTCCGCATCTGAAATGGATTGTTGAGTGGATGGATAGCTATTTTGCAAACAATGAAGAGCAGGCCCTGCTCTTTTATGAGCAACTAAAAGACCTCAACCCATCATTTGTATCGTTTATCGAAAATGAAAAAAAACCAACCAGCAACGATAATCAGAATAGATCATTGGAAAACGTATCGGACGGAACACAGGGGTAAGGATATGGGTAAATATACCTAAAATCACAACAAATTTTGATCAATCAGCTTTGAGAGGGGAAGCAATGACCACTAGCAACTGTCCAAAATGCAGGGCAAAACGCAATCCTGGTGATGTTGAGTGTCAGCAGTGTGGCGTGATTTTTGCCAGAGTGACATCTGCAAAAGCAAAAAAGATTGCAGCAAAGAAAACTGTCAAGACAAGCGCTGCCAAGCCAAAGGAAAAAATGGATGAAAAGCAAAAAGAATTGGCAACGCAGGGTTTTGTAATCCTCGGAGCGGTCATATTATGCATCGTTTGGTATTTGTGGCCCACCGGATCTGATCAGGCTGCAGAATATATTCCTCCACAAACTGCAACGCCTATATATTCAGGATCAATAAAACAGGACCTTGGTATGCAATCATCATTCGGGAGCGAAAATCAGGCGATTGCCCTGCTTGATCTGATCGACCGCAATCAAGACAAGGCAGATCTGCAGATATCGTACACAACAGACATGGATACTGTTATTTTTGGCTGTAATCTGAATAAAAAAGCAATAATACGGTTACACACCAGACCAGATGGGCATGGAAACAGCGAAGTATGGATCGGGGATGTTTTGTATAGGTTAAAAACAACAGCCGCAGGAAAATCGCTTAACGACACCCCATCGGGTAAATCTTTTGCAGACACACAATCATTTTAATCTATGAGTGTAAGGCCGCACCCCACAAAAGGAAAAAACTGGTGGCAGATTGACATTGGCAGGGGAAAAGACAGGCAACGTCCGGCCTTTAAGGGATCGTTTGAAGAGGCAGCCAGATTTGAAGCGGACATACGACAGCAGCGACCGGAAGAAGTCCACACATCTGCACCAAAAATCAAAGAATTGTTTGTGCCGTTTCTGGCATGGTATAAAAAAGAAGCAGCAACAAGAACAATAAATGATATCAGATTTTCCATTGATCTGTATTTGACCCCGTGGTTTGGAAATATCCAGCCTATACGATTGACCCTTGCTTTATTTAACAACTTCAAAGACAGCCTCCTGCAGCAAGGGCTCAGCCCTGCAACAATCAATAAACATCTGAACTATTTCTCCACTCTGCTCAAATGGGCCACAGCACATGGCCACTGTCAGCCGCTTCCTTTTAAAATTCCACGATTTCCTAAAAAAAAGACGGTGGCACGGCCAAAAACACCACTGACACAACGCCAGATTGATGCCATATATAAGCAACTCACGCCGGAATACAGGCTGCCATACTTATTAATGGCAGACTGTGGACTGCGAGTTGCAGAGGCGTTCAGTATAACAGCAGAGGATATTGATGAGGCAAACTCCACATTTACATTTTTAGGAAAGGGGAATAAATACAGGACTGTGCCGTTTTTATCTGATAGATTTGAAAAAGAACTCACAAAAGCACTAGATACACACATCACTGGACATCTCAGCATCAGCAAACAGACAAAAAGGCCACTGGTTACAATGTGGAAACCGTTACAGCAGGCCGCAAAAGCCGCTGGAATAACCAGAAAAATCAACCACCATCTGCTACGACACAGCTTTGCCACGCTGGCAGCCCAAAACGGAATGAACCCTCATGCCCTGCAAAGAATTTTAGGGCACAGCAGCATCGAAACAACGAATAAAATATACACAAATGTCAGCCATGATTTTGTAGGTGATGAGGCACGGAAACTACGGAAAAACAAAAACAGATGACACTGTGTCATAATACAAGCTGTAACATTGCGATATTACTGGAACCAGACTTGACAGGCTTGCTCTGACTCCGCTTATCAAGGTTCGAATCCTTGTCTCCCAGCCAATGATAGCAAGGGATTTCGTGAAAGTGAAAAGTAGGCTAATTGACACCAATTGACACTAGGCAACGCATAACTTTTTATAAGCCCGTACAAATTCACGGGGAAACCCTTTATCCGGATTACGGTTGTAATATTTATCCCAGTATTCGGCCATGGCTTTTATATCTTTTCGCCATGGCAATGGATGCGGTACACGGAGGTAATGGATACGAGCCATAATGATCTGATATGCTATATTTGTTTCCAGGGACCAGGAGGACGGCATAGCAGTCCAGGCCACTTTTACGACAGCATCAGCCAGATGGGGACGGTAGTGGATATAGTTTTTCCATATGTCCTGCTCTGTTGCTGGCTCCATCTGAAAAAATCCTTTTGCAGGGCCTTTTATTTGCTGCAGGTACGTACCAAGGTGTGATTCCTGTGCTGCTGTACCCATGAGTAATTCAACTGCATTTTTTGAATAAAGGTTCGAAAATTGCAATGTTCGGCCTATTAAATCTCTTAACTGATTGTGATCCAGGCTCATCCTAAATTCCCCTTAACAATATTTACAGGGAAAAAAGTTCCCAATTTTTTACCAGCATCCTCCACCTGCAATTCAACCATTGCCAGACCTCTGGCATTGATTGCTGATGTTTCAGTGGATGGAAATACCAGGGCTATCAGTCCATGTGGCCAATCTGCAGAGGGGTGATTCCGGTCTGCTGTTAAAATGTTGGTGTATGTGGTCTCTTTATCTTTTGAGACCATGATAAAACGGACTATTGCCGCCGGTGATATTGGCGTCACAGAACCGTTTACTGTCCACGTTGCAGTGAGCTGTCTGTCGGTGCCGGTGATTATTTTTGGTGTTTTCATTTGCATGTACCTGCGTTAATATTTGCGGCTGTTACGGCCACGGATACCACGTTCACCACATTTGCTATTATCGGATCAGTTACATCCACAACAGCATCAACGGTATCTGAGACCATCACATCAATTTTTATTGATTCAACGATTGCTTCCACTCCACCGGGCACATAGATTGTCTGCCCTCCGGTACCTTCCGGGGAGTTTAAATGTTCCCAGGCATCAAAACCACTGGCAGGCAGAGAAGAGTTGTCTACAAGTATTTCCCAGGCAGCCATCAGCGCTGATATCTCCAGACATCATCCGGGATGGTGTCTGTTTTATCTCTGATTGATGTCAGTTTGGCATCCTGATCAGGTGACAACCCGCTACCGCTGCTGACAGTTACAACCGGACTATCTGAAATTTTATAGCTCACCGCCCCGCCACCTGACACAACAAAGGGGAATGTGTTGCTATTGCTCAACTCGTCGCAATAGATATTAGATGCAAAATTCACATTTTCCCCGGATACGATTATCTTCCAATCGTTCAACAGAAAAAAATAGGCAGGTGATTGTTGCCCGCCGCCAATACTATCACCACCAACAGGCCTCATGGCCTGCTGGAACTTGGCATTTGCAGCAGCACGCACCCAGCGTTTCCAGCCGGAATACAAATCCCGCTGCACATCCACTGATGTAACCCCGGTAACTAAAATCCGTTTTTGGATACCGTCAAAAGTAACAGCCATTACACACCATTATGCGTTCGTATATGTCAGCTCATCATTAGCAACAAAGCTGAAATTATTAGTTTTTGAGCGGGAAATAGTGCCCTCGATGGTAACATATTGCGCAGAACTCAAACCAATTGCCACCAGAGTGACAGGGACATCCGTTCCGGCAGACCCTGCACCTCGCTGGGTGTTGCCGTCATAGTCATAATCAAATGTGATTGATGCATTGCCCGCAACATTCCCGCTGATAGGATTTCCGCCATTATCATTAACGAGTATTGCTGCATCAGTGCCAAAATCGTGATTATCGTCATCACCAGCATCATTGTTGGTGAAATACATGCGATAAATTGCATCTGTATCGGCACGCAGCGAGGCATTAAAACTAATAGTACCAGCAGCTGCATATGGATAGGTGCGCTCAGTACCCGCCTGATCAGTATGCACAATACGGTTTTGATCAACAGACTGGATATTTTCAACGAAAACCCCAACTTTAGTGTGCAGGGTATCACCTACCCAATATAAAAGATCAGCTGTTGTATCACCCCGCACAGTACCGGCACCCTCATCAATATCAGAAGTTTGCCGCAGCAGGTATTGAACTTTTTCATAAATCTGCTCCAGTGTTTTGCCATCACCCTCTATGATTTTTCTAAAAGGAAAATCGCCAGCACCGATTGTTTTATTCTGATCAGTTGTGAAATAGGTAATGTCAATATTATTGTATGGAGCGGAAACCATCTGCGCATCGGTGTGTGTAACCTTGATAGCATCCGCCGCATTTGACAAAGGCAGCGCATATTTTTTATATGTTAGTGCAGATATATTTTGGGCAGCAATCAGATCATATTGATCGTATGTTTTTGCTTCTTCCCGGAGATACATGATAAAATCACCGCGATTGTCAAAATCGCCATGGGTAGCATCGCCAAATATTTTAATGGCCTGGTTAACCTCGCCATGCAAAGTGATATCAACCGGAGAAGAAAAATTTCCCTGAGTGTAATATGCCTGATCAGTTGCAGCGCTAAAACTACCCAGCGAGGTAATACTCATCCATTCTTCAAGCGACACCCCGGCGGAATCTTTTAACGCCCAGCCACCATCACGGATGAGGCCTGTGCTTGTTGCATCTGCCCAGCTCCATCCGCCGATGACATCAAACTGGGTTCCAGAGGGGCCATCAATCGGTTTTAAAGGAAACGGATGTTTTATCAGGGTAGAATCTGCCTTCCATTCTTCTTTGCAAAATGAATACACACACTGGATGGAAACACCATCATCAGAGAGGTTGCCAGCTATCAGCAGTTGTATTGTTTTTGCCGCAGTATCAAACACAATTTCGGTGGCCTGGTTCAGGTCATCGGGGTCTATAATTTTCGCCATTTCATGCTCCTTATGGGTTTAAATATGTATCGTCATTACTCTGTGTAATCGACAAAGAAGATGTGCCACCAGTTAGTTGTACGGTTATCCTCTGATTTATGTAATCAATATGATGTATCACCATTACAGCATCGACGTATGTACCGCTGTATATTATCTCAACATCTCCAGCAGAGTTTTCAACTCCAAATATTTCCACACTGAGATCAGCATTATAGAGACGAACTTCAGTGTCATGGACCAACCCAGTGATGGTCAAATATCCATTTGTATCTGTAATATCTATCGCCGTAGATATTTCAGTACCACCAAAAAACACCTGATTGCCTATATCAAAAATGGTGGCATCAATACGCAGATCATCAAACCAGCATCTGCCTCCAGCTGCTGCATTTACGCCCTCAATGGAGACATCAACAAAACCGGATGAAACCATGGCAGGAGACACGAGCGTCAATACTTCCCACGCATCATCAATATCTGACATGCTTGTTATCACATCAAATTCACTGGAAGATAATCGAAGCAGCGGCATCACCCCGCCGTCATAATTACTGTTTTTCCTGACACTCACCGAAACACTGACATCCTCACCAGCGTTTAAATATTTAGACGTTGTAAACACCAGGGGATCTGTTCCGGACGTAGGGCGAAACCTAACCCCAGCGACTGACGTAACGAATATTGATGTGTCACGGGAGATTGTACCATATGTCAAATACACCTCATGCCGAGAGGGATCATTTTGTACATCATAAACTGCGTAACTATTGCCATCCGGAAGCGGGGAGCCGTATGAAAAATAAGTGTCACTGCCCATGTAAACATGCTCATCCGAAAAATTAGGTCTAAAAATTTTTGCCTTTCCTCGCCACTCCGCTGCAAAACGACCCAGGAAATTACAAAATCTAAAATACAAATCCTTATAGATAGCAGTACCGTTGTACGTCTGTATTCCATAATGACAACCAACAGACCAACAATCAATCGTATCAATATCAACATTATCGTGCAGATTAAACGCGGTGGTACATCCATAGACTCGACAGGAATTTAATGTCAACGGCTGTTGATATGCACCGAACGCAGTATCAATATATCGAGTTCCACCTGCATACACACTACAATCATTAAACTTGACATTACGACCTCCATAATAACCACAAAACGACGACATAAATCTATACGTACCAGATTGAGCAACAGCAACTCTGGCGTTACCGTCTACAACAATTCTGTCATTTTCAGTGTATCCGTATGACAAATATAAAACGGCACGGGTATGCACATTAAAGTTTCTGGAATCAGTCCAAAAACAACAGCCTGTGACCACACAATCCAAACCATACCTATTGCCATCCTGCACATACACACACGCTGAAACATTTCTATATATGTTATTCGCAAACTGGAACTCAACATTTTTATAAACGACATTTGCCCGCCGGTGATACTGCCGATACATCGGCCGATCATCGTCAGCAATTATCTGCGCATTACTTGTCATATTACACACACCGCCCGCCCGATGATCATTACTAACAGTAAAACCGTGATCATTGTTTAACGCTGCAGTCAATGTGATATTAGTCCCCGATATCGACTGAATTACAGCACGTTCTGATTCATATACATAACGGGAATTCCGCGCGGCTGTGTATCGTGGAACCAACCAAAGTACATCACCGACCTGCCAATTGTCTGCATTATCAACAACTATTTGATCCACACCGGCATCAAATGCCCCCACGAGCCAAGTGTTTCTTTTCCGTGCAACAGCAGACACCATTGTAAACGTCGGCCTACGTGATCCTGAATAATAGTTATACAGCGCGTTCACGTATCCACTAGCGCTTGAGCCCTCTGGGTTAATATACCATTTGAAGGTCGCACCGGCCTGAATCGGGGCGCTCTCTGAACCAAAATTAATTACACATTTGTCACCTGAACTATACGGTAAATTGCAGATTTGCCCGGCGGTATGAAGCTCAACATTTCCACTGGTATCAATATTTATAACTCCCCTATTTGAGAGAGCAGCGTTACTATGTGCATTAGACGTGGATCTTCCGCCGCCCTGACACTTACACACCCCATCCAGTGTTAATGTTGCATCCTGAACAACTACAACTCTATCAGTATCAACTGGCACCACGCCGCCTTCCCACGTTGCAGCATCGTGCCAGTTTCCCCCGGCAGCTGTTGTTGTGATTGTTGCCATTGTTATTTCTCAGTACTATCAGTAGATCTAATTATCCGCAGAGATCCAACAGCCTCAAAACGAACAACCTCGGCAGGGCACAATGTATATACATTGCTAATGGGCGACTCTCTTTCCGGTGAATACGCCGTTAAATAAAAACCAGAACAGTTATTGAGTGGAAAAACAAAATCTCCAACACGAGCATCAGCCGGAAAATTTTCTACAACATTATTAGATTCATCATACAAACGAAAACTCTCAAGACCTGCAGTATCAGCCGTATAATCCCATTCGACATGATAAGAATTATCTGCAAATGCGAAAACAGGAACAAAAACCAAAAGCACCACTAAAATTATTTTTTTCATAAAATCCTTCCTATAATTCTCTCTATTGGGTTAAAAACCTGCACACCAACATACATCAGAACAGCGTTTGCCCGGACAATCCCGGCATATTTTACATGCGGAGAATACGAAGCGGCGCGGACACAAAGCATCAAGCGTCTGTTTGCCACCATTCCGCATGGGGCTGGATATTTTGCATCACAATCGCAATCATGTTGCGTACAGCAATCTATCCACCCCATATCCAGCCATCCGGTACATGTTCCATCACTCACCAGATGAAGCCAATTTAGTGGCCTCGATCACGCCAATTGCCTCTTCCTTTGCAGCGTCAACTTTACCCTGAGCATTGTTATATGTACCAGCAGCGACTGCAAGCGCCAACGGCCCAACAATACCCTTTACAGCATTAAGCCACGCAACGAAGTTTTTTAATTTTTCAGGCGCACCTTGCATCTGTTCCTGCACATTGGCACCGCCGAACATCCAGGCAGCACACAGAACAATTACAACAGCCGTAACGCTCAGTTTTTTTGATATCTTTTTCATTTTTTTTCTTGCTCCTTGTTATAGTTTTTTTGTTTTTTAGCAATGTCCGGCATCATGAGAACCACAACTACATGTCGGGGTCCATAATGGGGTGCCAGATGGACTCAAACCGGCGGGCGGTGCATCGGTACATGTTCCAAAATCAAATTCACCCTCAGCAGGTTCATCCTCACCACATAATCCTTCTTTGCATTTAGTAGTATTATCAACCTGAAAATTCTGATCACCACCTGCAGTATTAAAAGCGTTATCAATATCAGCATCGCCATAAAATGTATTCCCGATATTATCCGTCAGATGTTTAATTCCGCCAACAATTGAATCTATCCCGAAACCCCAAAGCGTAGCATCTATGCCCTTCGTCAACACCCTCTCAGCCACACCCCATCCTGGGTGAACCGAGGGGTTTTCTGGAGGTGCCACCATTTTTACATCACCCCGCGAGGTCAGTTTACTGATAACCTGGACATAAACCCCTGGACTGATCTCCTGCATCGAAAAATCAATTGAGGTGCCGCTGGCTTTAAATGCTTTCGTATATTCTTTATGATAGTTGCGCAGAGTCAGGTGTACAATTGCTTCTTTAGCGACAGATGCATCTGCAATGACAGGTACTGATTCAGTAACGCCCTCGACCATGGCATCCAAAGGGATCGGGATTCCTGTTCCTGCCCAAAAACACCCGGACAGCGTTAGTAATAGCGGTAAGAAAATATAACTTTTCATAATTGCTTCCTCCTTTTCATCAAATGTTTCAAATCTGATTGTATGTTTGCTATCATTACAGACACTTCTGTATGATGATCGCTCACTTCTTTGCGCAGAGCAGTAAAATCAGCCTGTCTCTCTTCCCTGGCAGCGTTTCTACTAGCATCACCATCACGCATGAGCCTGGTTATCCGAGTTATATCACGTTCAAAACTCATTAGTTTGGCATCTATTTCAGAGCGGCACGATGCTCGTAATCTGCCGTGTTCCTGTATTGTAATAAACGGCGGCCTGCCTGCATCACCTGAAGAAAATAATTTGAGAAAATTGTTAACATCTTTCGTATTTTCTTTTACCTGGATTTTCAATGTTGTATACCCGACCACAAAACCAACAACCAAAATAATAAAGGGTAAATACTGTAAAAAAACATCCATGTTAGACCCCAGCAAATGTAGAAAAATTCTTACTTCGTGATACGATCCGATCTTTTACAACATCGACCATGACCCCAACCGGCCAGACAACATCAGAAAAAACTTTAAACCGGCGGCCATTCTGTGCCCGGACTTCATAACGCAGAGTGCCCAGTGGTTTCGTAATTCTGCACCACCGTTTTTTATGGATATTTTCTAAAACAAAATCATTTTGAGCCATTTTTATATATTCCTGAAATTTTAGATTTCAACATCACTATGCGGAAGATTAGGAGCCTCATCAATAATCTCGTTATTTTTAACAAACGCCTTATGTGCAGCAGCAACAGAGGTGCCGAGTACCCGCATGGAACCGCCAGCTGCTGTGCTTACTGTTGAAGTACCATCACTGTTTACGCTGTCAACCGTGACGATAATCAACGGGCTGCCTGGCAGCAAATCTTTAAACCTGCTCCAGACATTAACTGCCATAATATTGCTCCAGTTCAACAACCTGTCTCACGACCAAAGCCCGCTGCCACGCTGCTGTCACAGCAACACTCACCACCATCGCCCGCCACGGTACTGCACCTGTTACACTTACAAGCTGGCCGGGGAGAATTACTCCAGGCACATCAGGGGATCGCATAACCGGCAAACTAATGCGCCGGCGTTTTCGGTTTCCAGCCCCCGCCAGAACATATTTTCCACGGGCTCTACAAACCTCTGTAGCAGTCAGGAGAGGGTCCGTTACCATTCCCGGCTGTAAATCACCAGCCGTCCCGTTTCGGGTTATTCCCATGGATATCCCGCCATCAACTGTGCCGGACACAATCACCCCGTTATAGGGTGGCCGCGCCTGCCATTCGGAATCAATGGAGTCCATCATATTTTCAGGGATGATGATATCAGGAGTTGCCGTATCCCACTCCCATGGCATACTTTTATAAACAGGTGCCAGTACAACTGTTTTTGTTTCAGGATGCGACTGCACAAAGCCCCCGCCCGCCTCTGCAATGCTTTGCAGGATCTGCATGGGAGTATTATCAACACAGCTGAAAACACCAGCAGGAACCAGCCAATCATCCATAAGCCAGCTAAGCGACCATCCAGTGTACTGCAAAGCATCCTCTGCTATTTGCCGGGCATTTTTTGCAGAAGGCTCAATATATGTTTTTGCGGCAGCAGCCGGGGCGGCAAGCTCTGCAGATAGAGAACGTCCGGAAACAGATCTGCTGTCTCCTATAAATCTCACCCCGTGATTCCATCCGTCAACCTGACACACACAGGTAAAGTCATTGATTTCAATCTTTACGGGTGTGGTTCCAGCCGCTCCAGGGTCGAGCATGCTGATTCCTAAGTCACTGCCCACATCGCAGCTGAGCGACCAGCACCATGATTTTATGTCAGTGGCAATTGTCACCGACTTTACCTCAACCGGAGCATTATCTGATATGCGTGTTACTGCTGCGAGATTATTCAAAACGTATACCTTTTTAATTTTCCCCGTGGGGATAAAATCCGTAAAGCCGCCATAAGTGTAAGCGTCTCGCCAGCCTGACGGCTCCCGCTGACTGCAGCGCCTGTCATAGCTGAGCGAATCAAACCAGAAATCAACATGAGTGCCTGTTCCGACTGCTGTGATAGCGTTGTCAAGATTAAAATCGACCCCCGTTCCGGGTGGTATTTCGTAATTCCGAACACAAATTTCCTGATAATATTTTTTACCCCACAGGGTGTGATGCAGGAGGTCATTTTCTGGAGGATTTCTCCAGGGTGCTGCAAAGTCTTTGTTGTCCCGTACTTGCATTGCGGCGTATTTGAGCCTGCGTGCCTGATCTTTTGCCGGCGGATTAAACCAGAGCAATGTTGTTGTGATATCCTCCGCAACTGTTGATCCGTACGGGCACCTGCGGGCATGATCATATCCATGGGGATTATTCCACATCGAACTGATGCTGCCGTCAGATTCAAGCAGTCTTCCCCACGCCGCTCTGTTTGTTTTGTAGAGCTGCAGCAAATCGCGCCAGCTGCTGTGCAGATGTATTTCCAGACCGTTGCTGTCAGCATATGCCATGGATACAAATGCATTGATAACAGACGGTCCGCCCCATGGCGCATCCAGCCGCTTGTCTGTGATATCCGCAACAGCAAACGGGATGATGATCCCCGGAGTAATACCGGAGGGGATGTCATACCAGGGCGTGCCAGTTCCTGAGCCGCCCTCAATAAAATCAATTGCGTCACCGGCTGGCGGCACATAAGGCGTATCAAATATAAAATTAAGGCTTTCAATAGGATCATAGGCCATCAGGGCATTGTTACCTGGCTGATAAAATCAGCTATTTCAGCGTTAAAGGTTTCTGTGTCGTCAAAGGCCACTGCAAAGAGTGACTTCTCAGGATATTCCAGCGTGTGGCTTATCTGCCAGTGCCCTGTTGTGGCATCGGAAAATGTTGAGGCGATAACGGTATTACTTTCCCGACTGAAAACAAGGATTCTCTTTTTTGCCGGGGCCCCGTTTTCCTTTACAGTTCCAGACAATAAATGGCGATCTGTGCGCGGCGCGTAACTGCCGAAAATTATAAAATCGTCTGCAAAATTCATTTTTCACCTATGGGCGAAATGTTGCGCTGACATCAAAAAGGAACTGTCCACGGGCGAAACCAGTAGCACTTTCGACAACCAGATAATCTTTAGCATCAATTGTCACTGTGTCGAAAAGATCATAGGGGTATTGATGGCAGACATTCCACAGCCCTGGCAGATATCCCCGTGGATGAAACGCAACATCGTCAATCATTAGCGGACGGCTTATCATCACTGGAACCCCCGCACCAAACGGAGCACCCCGCATCCCACTGACAGTACCCACAGGGCCACCCCCAGCTATTAGTCCACAATGTGTTTCTTTTATGTCACCGTTTATATTTCTTGCAACCTGCCCGCCGGTAGTGGCAGTTGGGGAAAAGGTACTGACATTGACTTTCGACAAATTGCCAGCGTTGTTAGCGCTGACGCTGCCCCAAAGAATACAACCATACGGATCAGGATCATACAGCGATATAATATCACCAAAACACGTCACCTGCTGCTGGACTGCAACTGGCAACGTCAGCGGAACCGGGCTCAGAAACCAGTTAAAAATATAAACAATCCTGTTATCTGCAACAACGAGCCATGGCCGTTGCGTTGCTGTTGTTGTATTACTCGGACGATGATATCTGGCATCGCTTACAAACGGGCCGCTACCTGCCTCTTCATCACTCATAGTTTCAAATCCCTGCATTTTCACCTCATTGCTGGCACCATAGGCATTGTCCACCCGCAAAAACATGCCAGTCCCATCAACAGAATCATTACGGAAAGCAGCAACACTTGCCTCCGCATTTACAAAAGGCATCGTCCAGCCTGCTGCAATTTTGCTGCCGTAACCATCCACAAGGCAGGCTTTCAGCATGGCAATCAGTGAGCCACGACTGCCATCACACACCGGAGCATCTGTATCATCATATTTATATATTATTGGAGCTCCCACTATTCAGCATCCCCCCTGATCTGTATTGTAAATTGATCGTTAGGCTCAGTGACTGGGCCAGATAACGTTGTTCTTGCAATCCATAGATCATGGTTGGCCGCATCTGTATTAAATCGAAGAACATTACCGGCTGACCAGCCACTGCCCCATCCATCAAGTGGCAGTGTAAAATAAGGTTGTGTGGTGGCTGGGTTTATGGGATGCAGATTATTAGTGATATAGCCATCAGCAACCACACCAACCTTTTCCCCAATAACCTGAAAATGTGTAGAGGAATCAAATACCAGAGCCCAGCGCTCTTTTATTCCTCCGGCGTTTGTGATTACCGGCGGAAAATTAACATCATTAAAATTTGCAACACAGGCATCACCAACAAGGCTGTCTGACCAATCACCCAGCCATGTTTTTTGATCAAACATATTATAGAGCCGGGATTGCAGATCACCGAAAAGCAGTGCAGAGGAAACCCATGTACCAAGAACCGGATAGTCATGAGACAAACCAGCTGCCAGTGTCACCTGCCCGCTAATCTGCACGTCACTGACCAGCGCCATGTCTTCAATTCTATGATTCGCCGCAAGTGGCTGCACAAATCCGGAAAGATCAAGCGGATCTGCCATTATGAGTTTTTGAGTAGATTTATTAAATGAGTAATGAACAGTGGGAACATACAAGCCGTTTGCATCATAACAGCGAACAGCTGATATATTCCCGCGACTCAGTGTTATTTCCTGACCAGCAGATAAACCAGCAGGCAGCCCGTCTGTTTTGGTGTTGTGAATAACAACAACATTCCCTGTTTTTATAATTGGAACCCGACCGTCTGAAGGCAGGCGAACAGGATCAATGCCTATGAGATCGGCGTCAAGCGGGATATATGAATAGACAACACAAGTGTAATAGAGGGATTCAGCCACTGCATAATGCGGATGCCAGATTGTGCCGTCACCTTCCAGCAGATCAGCATTGTACCAATATTCATTTTCAGTGCCCGCCGCAGTTTCAAACCTGCCAAACGCCAGCGAAACGATGCCGGTTTCAACATCAATAAAGCCATCAATGCCGCTTCCGCTGATCGTCCCGTCAAAAGCAGCAGTGGCAGACAACTGTGTGCCGTCACTGGCAACGCCCAAAATAGAAAATGAACCGGGACGCAAAGGAGCACCAGGCGTTCTAAATGTAGCAGCATGCAAAAATTGACGACCGAGACGGGTTAGCAGAGAATGCACCTCGATTTGATTGTCACCTGAATTATATGATGTCAATGTCACAATTGCAGTATCATAATTGATCGTTCCTGCCTCAACTCCCACACCGGTCGCCGGATCAACATTCAGATAAATGATTCCAAGACGATCAAGATATCGTTTGCCGCCCCAGGTAAACTCTACGGAACCGGGGACAATTGCCCGACCATGCAAATCAGGAGCAAGGTTTATTACAAACGGGGCAGCAGCCACAACCTCCTGTGCAGTTTGTGCAGCAGCAGATGACAATGCATATTTTGAGAGAGCAGTATTTTCCACAATAACAGTAATATCAGGCGGCACTGGCTTATTTGCAACAGGGGTCACAGCAGATGGTGTTGGAGCTGCACCGCCGGACACACCAATTGCAGAGGCAGGGATAGAGCGTTGCGGGAAATCGTATGATGTAACACCCGGCACAGTCTGGATCCTGAACCCACTGCTTGCACCGCCACCTGCTCCTGTATTATTGTAATAATGAGCCATTTATCAATCCGTTGCTGTTGTTGGTTTGAAAGACATTGCATCAATAATCATTGCAGTCATGTCAATGACAATATCCCCCGTGGTATAATCAATCGTTCCCGCCAAAGCACTTGCAGTAAAAACCCCGTCCCAGTCATCCCAGTACTGCCCCATGTCTGTGCTCCATCCCGCCGCATTTACATTGCCGTTTCCATCATCGGTGAAATTGTATGTATGGGGAATGCCGCCAACCGTAATCGGTAATAAAAAATTAACACTTCCACTTTTCAGAGGAGTTTGAGCCAGTTGACAGGTTGCAATGCCGCCTGAAATCGAGACATTTGGATTTTCAGTTATCAGTGCATATCTGTCATAATCAAATGTATACGAAGCACCTGCAGCGGGGAGAACAGTGGGAACAAAAAGACACCGGCCAGTAACATGATTGACTGTCCCCGTGCCGTCCCCTGTAAGAGTGCCGGTTCCATCATCCGTCAGCGTTGCAGTGCCTCCCGCTGACGGCCATGAAATTGTCATGCTTGACGGAGAAACAGGAGTCTCGGCAACTGTATGATCAATCTGGGCAACATTGATATTCACCATCCCCGTTGATTGTTCCACATCAACAGGACTTCCCCAGCCATACAACACAGCAGTTTTAATATCAGGCAATGCAGCGCAGGTGAGTAAACATGAGCCAGTCGCATAATTTATTGTTCCTGTTCCGGTGCTCGCAATATCGGAGACGAGCTCTCCGTTTCCTTTGTCTCTGAGTCTGTACCATTTCCCCTGACTCATATAATCAACGATAAGGCTGCCCGGAAGCGGGGGAGGATTTAGAATTTTTGTGTAATTATAGCCACGGTTACTGATTGTTATTTCCTGAAAAATTGTATTTACAATCCTTTTAACCATGGTTCCTGTTACTGCTGTAACAGAACAGGAACCAGTCCACGAATCTGCCCCCACAAATGTTATTGTACCCAGCCCATAACTTATCTTACCGGCAACTGTGGCACCGTTCATGAGCAAACCATCGCCAGAATCGGTGTAATTCCTCACGCCGGAAACAACCACGCTCCCCGGCTTCATACCACGCCCGAAATAGAACACCGCTGCATCAGAGGCATGGAATGCAGGGGCAGTTACTGTCCGTGATGCACCAGCCTCAATAACAGGCCCTGATTCACCGGGGCTCAAATCGAGCAGCGGCGCTTCACTTTGGGCAGAAGGCACAAGATGTGTAAAAATAGAATCCACGTTTACTGTTATATCGCCTGTTGTTAACGGCTGAGTCAGTTCCATAACTCCAAAATAATTTGCAGCATCTGCCACCGTTGTCGTATACAACTTTGACTGGTTGCTTGAATTATCGTATGGAGTTATTTCACCACCGTGAAACGTATACCTCAACGGATCGCCAACATCTATGTGGGCGATCTTTCTTGTAGCAGAACCGCTGATTGTTGCAGTTGTTATAATCTCAGTTTCAACACCGGTAATCCGCACATATTGCGAATATTGGCCACCGGTGCCCTCATTCTCAACAAGATACAAAACCTCACCAACTTCAGGGCTTTTTGAATCAACCGGCTGATAAACTAAAAGCGCACGGGAACCAGCAAGCTGATTCCCCCATAGCCAGCCAAAATACGCGGGGCCCTGGGTAACGTAACCCTCTATTCTGTCTCGTGCCGCTGTGCGCTCATCATGTGGGTTTGATGTTGAAAACAGACAGACATTTACAAGCGGATCTTTTGCAGGATTTGTGAGAACCAGATGTGATCCTGAATATGTTTCATTATCATCTGTCTCAACAGACACAAATGCTTTTCGCAGGCTGACACGGCCATAAACACGATCCAGACGGGAAATATCCGGAAAAAGATTATTGACATTGCCGTCAACAATCTCATTACCGGTCATGCGCCCGCCGCCGTCATCAGTATCACTGAGACGCTGGGAGGCCATAAGTTTTATATTTGTTTCGTTTATTGGCATTGTTAAACCTCAATCAACCGAATAATAATTTTATAAAATGCAGTTGCTGCAGCTGGTGATATATTTAATTTTGGCACAGCCTCAAACGGAACCCCGCCGCCGTGCCGAAACATCACTGAGAATATACGCCCGTCATCCAGAGTTAAAACCATTTGCCTGTCTTGTATTGCCGCCAATGCCTGCAGCTGTAAAACCACACTGCGACGAACCCACGAGTAAGCATCAGTAAAAGGCTGCAGCGTAATGGGCCGCCCGGCCTGTTTTGACGATGTGTCAATCAATAGACTGCCGGTAACAGCAAAACCTTCTTTTTGGGCAACCGGTGTCCATGAAAATTCATCAGACCAAAACAAATCAGCCGGGAGGGTTACAGTATCGAGTGTTATCATGCCCGCATACCCGCCGCGCTAAAGCTTGAGAGCAGCGCCTCAACGTTGTCTTCCCTGTCCTGTATATGCCCGCCGGGGAATTCAAGGCGCACAGTTTTGACTGGTGTCTGCTCCCTTGTCTGACCAGCATCTTCAATTTGCACGTCACGCACCTGATGCCCTGGATTTACCTGCTGCAGCTGGCGTTTGATGTTATCTATTCCTGTGATTTCCCCTGAGAGGATATTTTCCCACGCACTGCTTATTTTTTCGCCTATGCCCAGCATTTTATCTGTGTCTGATGTTTGATTTACCGGAGTGCTTTTTTGGCCTGATGCCTTGGCAAACTCTGCAAGCTCGGCCTTTGTCATTCCATCTGGAGCAGCATCCATGGTGAGACCTGCTCCAATTATGTCCTGATATTCCTGCCAGGCATCAGTGCCTGCATAACCGGATTCACCGGGGCTTTGTTTTTGACCCAGTTTTTTTCTGGGAAGCCCATCCGGTACAGAACTTTGCTGATTAGATGGAAAAGCATCCGACACAGGACTTTCCTTCTCCACCCGGCTCCACTCGCCAGTATCTTTATCCTGCTTAATTGTTCCCGCCTTTTCAGCTCGCTTGATATCTTCAACAGATGCACCGGGCATCCCGACTTTTGCACCAATTTCAGCGGAAATATCAGCGGAAAATTTCTTTTGTTCTTCAAGATCTTTCAGCGCATCTGCAACACCCTGAATCTCTTTACGCATACTAAGCCAGTGACCAAATTTGTATGCAGCATAAAAGGCACCAACAGCAAGCCCCAACGTACCAAAACCAGCCGCCAGAGAACGAACAGCAACAACACCGCCGGAGGTGCCTGATATCAGTTGAGTGAACCAGGGGAGCAAACGGGTACCGGTCATAACCTTAACAGCTGCATTAACACCGTTAAAACCGCCCACAAGCATCATCAATGCCTTATATGCTACACCAAAAATGATTCCCCACTTCCCCACTTCAATGATCATCTCATGGTTTTGAGCAATGAATTCAATAATTTTTGCAGCACCTGTTGCCAGAGCGCCGATGGTATCCCCAATGGCCTCTGCATTATCCCGCAAAACAGCACCAACCTGCACCATTGCCTGCACCAGATTGTCGTTTTGGGCAATGTTATCTGTGATTTCTTTTTTGATCAGCTGGAGGGCACCCGCATAGGTGTTGATTGATTCCGCCGCACGACCCTGCAACGGGGCGGCCTGCTCCATGAGCACGTTGAAACGAACTTGAGCTTTTTCAAGATCTGTGAGATCCTTCCACGCTATGTTGTGAGCGTTGTGAGCTTCGTGCCAGCCCTTAACATATGTTTCATTGAGGGTAAGGCCGAGGTATTCAGATGCCTCCGCCTCACCACGCAGCGCCGCAGTGGTTCGCTCTATCCCGTTTTCAAGATCAGTTTTTCCGGCAGAAAGGTTTGCTGTTGCAGATATAAGCTGTTCCATCTGCTCAGTAGACAGCCCCAGCCGTTTTGTCATGTCGATTGTTCTGGCTGCAGCGTTTTGCAAAGCACTTTCCGAATAGACCTTCAACTCATCATTCAATCTGGAAAGAGATTCTTTCCACTGATCTGGCGAACCAATATCGAATTGACGATTGGCAGCCTTCAGGGACGCTTCCAGATTATACCCCGCCGCAGATGCCTCAATCATAATACGGTTGGCACTGGATAGAGCACTGAGACCAGCCGCTGCACCAACAAGCTGAAGCATCTGATTACGCATGGAGGCAACCATCTGCGTACCACGTCCGGTGGCTTTGTTAAAAGCCTTCATGGCCTTTTTGCCCTTGCCTACACCAGCAACAAAATCCTGTGTTTTTGCTGTGAGCAGATACTGTATGACTGACTGTTTTGACATAATTTTTTACAAATTAATTTTGCAGTTCACGCAGAGCCTGAAAGAAAAAACTAAGACCATAGGACCATACTTTTTCATGACCCCTGGCAATCATAATATTGATGCAGGATCTAAAATCTTGCCGAGCACTTCGGTCATTTCCGCCGCCCGGTTCATCTCGAACCGGGCCATCTCGAAAAAATCAGGGTTCAGCTCCTGAAATTTTTTAATCAATGGGGTTAAACGGGATGGAGCAGCCTTTTCAAGATCAGCCACCGGTACACCACATGAGTCTGACAACAGCTGTGAAGTGAGCATATGCTGTGCCAGCAGCCTGTCGAGCATTGAGGGGTTTTCATCCCGCTCACCGCCCAACTGTTCATCAAGTTCCAGCACAGTCATTTCTTTAACAGTGACCTCTTTACCGAGGAATTCTACAGACCCATGATTCCTCATTAAAGTGTGCCGCCATCAAGCGTGCCTGGAGTTAATTTCCCCGGAGGCGTTAGTAATTTCCACTTTTGAGGAAGCTCCTCAAATTTTGTATCGGGATCAGATATCAGTGTGAGACTGCCGCTTGCAGAAATCTGCACTTTATAGAGCTCAAGGCTCATCACATCGCCGCTATTGAGATTTTTCAGCGACCCTTTGATTGCAACATAATTTGTGGCAGTCTTACCGATATTGATTCGTTTGCCGGTTCCAGCCGCATAATCATAGGCGTATCTGACAGCATCACCAGTGGCAAAACCGCCTGCAGCACCAGCTATGATGGAGAACATACCAAGCTGTGCGTCAACGTTGTAATGTTCACCAGCGACATATGTTGCTGGACTGGTATCGGTATCTTCTGATAAAACAAGATTTGTGATGTTTTCATGCCCGACATACACCCATCCGTCAACAGCAGGAGCCGTCAGGGTAGAACCGGATGCAGCAGCAACAGATCCCGCTGTGCCTGACAAACTTTCTACAGTGGCCGCCAGGGCATATGCAAGAGCGTCAACACTCCACTGTCTGAGTGTTGCCTCAGCCTCAATGGTATCAATGGTTGCTATACTCTCTAAAATCTGTCCTGGGGTATCCCGGTGTGCAGACTTCATGTCTTCCTGACTGGTTGACACTGTGATAGTGAGTGGATGCAGGTTGCCCTGCTTAACATAATTTCCTGTTAACACGCCATCGGCATCAACGGGAGCCATGAATATATCACCGGCTAATTTGTAACTTCTATTACCCATTTTAAAATTCTCCTTATTGACGTGTGAAGGTCAATTGAACTGTGTACTGATATTCCGGGTGAGACTGTTGCGCACTACGCTCATCACCCACATAACTTTTATCCCCTGTGAGAGCGCACGGAAGGTATTGTGCCTCTTCTTCGTACAATCCCATGAGCAGGGTTTTTAATCGTGTAATGTCATCCTGTGCCTGTTGCCGTTTATCGTTATGGAGCACATAAACCAGCGCAACTCCATAGGTGCGATCTTTAATTGACGAGGGCATTTCAAGCGCCAGACAGGACGGTGCTCTGGGTACTTTCCCTTCAGGCTGTGATGGAAATACAGCCTTGTGGTATTCAATTTCCCGTGTTCCCGCTGTTTTACCGTGGCTGTCTGTGGCGGAGAATAACTCCCCGGCGGTGAGGCCTGCTGCAACAGCAATTACTTTGTCGAGCAGGGCTATCATGATACTGACCCCAGCTCAACACGCCGTAATCCTGTGTTTTCATGAGCAATGGATAGAGCCCGATACTCACGGCCTGCAATAATAATAATTGTACCGCTCTCACCCGCCTCAATATTCAGGCGGTCAATATCCTCAACAGCTGCCAGGCAATAGGGATTAATTGATTCCATGTCCATACCGTTAAAACCGTCCTGCGGATCCGGGTAAAACGGCGGCTTGACATAAAACGTCTCACCGCCCTGAAGCAGCGCTGAGACTCCAATGGCCTCCAGCATTCCCTGTCGATCTGCAGCATCAAACATCAATCTTTAATTTCCCAGCCTTTTGCCTCATGGGCAGCGACACAGGATGGATCAACGCTGATTTCCATTGTTCCGTAGGACATGGCAATCAATTTGCTGTCTTTAGATTCTTCATCCTTGGCTTTGGCTTCTTCTTCAGCCTTGGCTTTGGCTTCTTCTTCCGTCTTGGTATTTTTGTTTTTTGCGGTCATAGTCATCACCTTGTAATGTTTTTTTTAATGACGGGGAATCAAACCGCCCGTCATTAAAAAATCAGTTAAAAATATCAGCCGAGCAACAGCGCAATATTTTCAGATTTAGCGGCCTTAACACCCCAGGCAACAGCAACCTCGATCAGCACGGCACGGTAAGCCTTATACATGGCAACCTGGAAAAAGATTCCGGAAACGGGATCCTGCACAATCATCACATCGTCAGCAGCATCACCACCCTCCGGCATTTTTGGCAGGCGGGTGAGTAGATGGATCGCATCACGGCTAAACGCCATATTTGCCGCATAATCACCACCAACTGTCATATCATTTCCATCAGGCAGGATTACACGAGCGCCAGGATTATTAAGAGCCATGGTTCCCGGAGCAGTAACACCGGTGCCAACGATATATTTATGAGCAGTATCTGCAGCAAAGCTTGCCACATCACCAGCCAGTACAGCACCGTTACCGCCTGTAAGTGCCACATCTGCAACACCAACAGCAGTATCACCCGAGGTGGCATAACCAGTACCAGCACCATGTACGTGGGTAATGATTTTTGATGATTCGCGGAATTGCAGACCGGCCATATCAAGCAGCACGCCCTGGCGTTGCGGAGCATCAGAACCGGCAATGTGTGCCTGACTCTGTTTCCCGATGATTTTCGCACCGGCGGCAGTGTTTATTACAAGCTGCAGACCGCTATCAGGAGCGCCATTATCTTTGAGAATTTTTGCAACTTCGGCGGCATCTGTAAAATCACCAGCGGTGCCGAATGGTGTAGTACCAGCAGTGCCATATGCACGGGACGCATGTACATACAGGTTTGTGAGATCTGTTTCCATTTCCCCTGACAGTGTACGGAAAGCCTGAGAAAATTTGTTGTTCTGAATTGCCATTTTTGCATTACGGCCAATTGCAGTTTCATCTTCACCGGTCCAGTGAAATTTAACTGCACGAACCTTGTTGATGCTCATCTTGCCGGTTGGCACAGTTGAATCGTCCAGATCTGGAATAGTGCTGGAAGGTGCCACATCATATGCAGTGGCTTCGGGCACGATATCGTATGTAATATCCTGATCCTTGGCCACCATTTCGGCTTTGGGGTTTTTGTAAACAGCGGGGATCATACCCACCTGTTCGCGGCTGACACGATCAATCGAGTCATAAATAAACTGGATGAGACCTGTTAAAGTATTCATTTTTGTTTCCTTTTATTTTTTTGTTTTCAAAACGTTAATTGAGCTGGTCTCAGTCTGTGACTGTGCCGCCTTCAGCAAGATAGGCCCGCTGCTCATCAATGGGGAGTGCATCATAATCAGCACGTTTCATCATTTTTTTGCCGTTATCGTCTCCACCAGCAGGCGGTACAGCATTATTTGATTCATCGTCCATGGCATTATCTGCAGCTTTTCTGAGATTTTTCTCAGCCTGAACAATTGCCATGGCAGCATCTGCACCGGTGGATTTTCCATCAAGCTCCATTTTTTCCACAAGCTTTTCGTGGCCGGGGATCAGCTGGGCCCGCACATCTTTGATTCGTGCGGTTTCAGTGCCTGCCCCTGCTCCTAAAACATACTCAAACAGATCAGGGTTTCCATCCTCAAGCGCTTCACGGGTCAGGCCACTAATTGTTTCCTGTGCCAGAGCCGCAACCAGATCAGGATGCTTTTCCTTCAGTTGTGTTAAATCCATAATATCTTGCTCCTTGTTTGTTGTTGCGGGCTTCTCTGCCCGGTTGGTAATTTGTAGATTGTTTTTTGCTTTGGCAAGCGCCACGGCCATGATCAGATCGTCTGCTGCTGCCACGCTGTCGCTTGCTATTTTTTTGCCGCAGTCAACAAAAGCAATGCGAGCTGCTGCAAGCTGATTCTCCTGATCCCCACCGTCCTCTGTTGTCAATAGTTCTGCTGCAAAGCCTTCGTCAACGATTTCGGAGCCATAAAAATATGTTTCCTCATCCATCATTTTTGCAATTTCATCGACTGACTTTCCGGTATGGCGTACATAAGCAGAGGCCAGCAGTTTTGACAGTGCCTCTGTTTCGCGGCCATATTTGAGGATATAGTTATGATCACCAAACACACCGCCATGGACGTTGTGGATCATGAAAACAGCGTTATCCTCGGCCACTATTTTATCAGCAGCCAGAGGAATATATGAGGCCATTGACATTGCATATCCACTGAGGATTGCTGTTGTATGGCCGGGATAGTTGCGAATCATGTTGAAGATTTCGAGACCTTGTGCAACCAGGCCACCGGGGCTGGCAACAATGACCTCTATGTCATCACCAGCTGCATCTTTTAAAAATTCCCGGACATCGGAGGGGATTACGTCCCAGCCGATTACTCCCGACATGTTAAATTGTTTCATTCTTCTTTTTCCTCATCCTCATTAGCCGCCTCTTCCTGCTCTGCCTCAAAGGCATCACCAGATTGTAATGTAATAGGTCTGCGTGTGCCCCCATCAGCATCCCATGCTGCAACAACATCACTACTAGCAACAGGAATTCCAAGGTCTTCACGAAAACTTTTTTCATCATCAAATTGCGGCGTGATTATTCCTGCTCTGACACCAACGCCATATGTATCAGCACGTTCTTTTAGGGAAACCATGTCCCCCACACCATCAATACCTGCAACAAGATCAAGATCGTTGTCCTTGATCCACTGTTCCTCTTTGATGATCTGCGGTTGAATAGCCTCAAGATCACCACCAAGCAATCTGGAGCGCTCCTCGGCCCGTGTGGAAATCCGCAACGCCACACGTTTTTCAGCTGCATTAATTTCCTTTAATGGGTCCAGCTGATTTGGCGCGTCCCCTGTCCACATTGTGCCCAACCACGCTTTTTTGATTAACGGATCAGAAAAGAAGCCGGGAGCTGCCAGACGGCCAGAAATAATGGCCTCTGTTATCACAGCCTCATAAACGGGCTGACAGAATTGTGTGGAGAGCCAGTGGCGGCGGCGAAGGAAGTAATCCCACGCATCCTCAAGGGCGGCACGGGCTGCAGAGTAACTGGATGTAAAATGCTTTATCAGCACTTCAAACGGCAACTCAAGAGCCATGCCTATTTGTCGGGTGATTGCTATAAAAAAGGGATCAAATGCAGTGTTTGGACGGGTGGGATCAACTGTTTCAATTTTTGTATTTCCTGGAACGCCGATTACTGAGCCATAACCCAGCTCCATTCCATCAGCATCAACCTGTTGACCTGTATCGCCAGCGGGAGCATCACCACTGCCAGCAGGGGAAAATTGGGGATTACCTGTTTCATTATGCACAAAAACAGTGAGCATGCCGGTTACAACTGCAGCCATGACCTCTGCATCAGTGTAACGGCCCAGCTGTTTGATCAACTCGGTTACGGCTGAGAGGTAGGGAATTCCACGGGTTTGATTTGGTCGCGTTTTGTCGTACAGATGAATAGCCAGCGGAGCACCACTTTTTGCAAATGCCGTAAGCGTTTGCCAGGAGTAGCCCTTTTTTCTGGTACGCAAATAGGCGTGTCGTATATTGCCGGGATGTTTATTAGCAACGTAATATTTTACTGCAGCACCGTATTTGTCTTTTTTGACACCAGCTATCAGCCGATCTGTATCCTGTTTAAATTGTGGATTGCAGATCCTGGCCGCTTCAATTAATTGTAATTTTGTTTTATATGGGGATCCGGCACGAGCAAAACGGGGCATGTTGACCAACAGATCACCATCCTCCAGCACACGCAAAAAAACCAGCCCCTGCATCAGGGAAAATGGCATATTGCGCTCTGCATCAATTTCTCTTGTTTCCGTTGCCAGCCGGAACTCAAATTCAGCTTGTCTTTCCCATGCATCCGCCTGGGTATCATCCATTGACAGCAATTGCCGGTTGATCTGTGATTTAACAGCCAACCCGGAGCCGACAACTTTTGTTACATTTGTTTTCAGGGCACCTGATGCCAGTGGGTTATTACGAGAGAGGTTTTGCGATTCTTCCCGCAGCGTGGTCAGATCAGGGAGGATTGCGCCATCTGCATCCATCTCACGCCGCCCGCCCTTTTTATTTGCATTGCGGGTTTTATCAGCAGAATCATAGCCCCCGCCGCCTGTAAGCAGCGCCATGCGGAGCCGGGATTGAAATCTGTCACGCCCTGCTGCCGGGTTTACCCAATCGACTAATTTATCAACCAGGGTAAGTGGCACGGATATTTTTCTTTTTCCGATTGTAAAGCTGTTTGGGAGAGTCATCGGGGGACAACCTCAACGACCTTGATTCCAGAGCCACCAGAGCCTGAAGCGCTGGCAGAAAGTGCAATTACACGAGTGTTCCAGAGCGCGATTCCACGCTGTACAGCATCAAGATCTGCACGGGTGAGGCGAGTGCCTTCCATATCGACTGCCTGGCCCAGAAGAATTTTCTCTTCTGCGTCCAGATATTTTTGCAGCCTGGTTTCGGCTTCTATGAGGGTAAGACCTGCCATCAAATACACTCCTGTGTAAAGTATACGCAGAGCCTATTTGATGAGGGTTGAAATAAGTAGGGAGTATTTTCCGGTATTTTCCGGTATTTTCAGAAAGAAAACAGATTGGAGGGGTTTTTTATTCGCGCCAGGTGTCGTGGTCTATTTTTATTGAATTGATATAGTCCCGTAATTCGCTGGCAAGTATTCGTAAACCACGGGCACCACGCCGCCTTGCATAGCCGTGTAATTCGCCATCTTTTACCAGCGTGTGTACTGTGCGTTCTGAAACAGATAAAACTTCTGCTGCAACATCCGGGGAGATCAGAACAGAGCCGTCAAGGAATTCCTTTTTATAGTTTTGTATGTCTGTTTTAGTGATTCGCTCTTTCACAGTTGCACTCCTTTTGAGTGAGTAATAAAACCCGCTTTTTCTGTTTTTTGCTGCCAGTTGCCAATGCCGATAATATCAGCAGCTGCCAATGCATAAACCCAGCAATCCCACTGATGGTTGTCTTTGCCTTTTGGACATATCCAGTAGCCGCGCTCATCCTGGTATTCTGCGCAGAGCTGTTTTGCGTAACCGGAATTTGTTTCGGCGTGGAGCCTGATGCCGCCATAGTCACCCGGCTCTATTTGTAATTTTCGGGACAGATCATCTTTGTTGATTGTTACGTTGACTGTATACAGATTGAGTCCACCAGGAATAGGAATCTTTTTGCCGACTGAGGACGGGTAAAAATCCAGGCGCTTCACATTCCAGCCCTGCTCCATGGTACGGCGGCCTTTGAGTGGTCGCCAGAAAGGATTTTTCCTGCAGAAATTGTATACCTCGACTGTACGGCTGTGTTTCGGGCGGAGTGGATTTGTACCACCACCGGAATCAATCCACCCGGACTGGCACCGGTATTCGATCCCATCCGCATCTTTAAACACACGTCTTGCCACATCGGTGAGATTTGCAAACGATAATACATATCCATGATCTATCATTGTTGCCTGCAGATCACGGCCCCAGCCAAAAGCCACGATTTTATAGTGGAATCCTATCTGCTGGGTGTCTGCTATTATCATCAGATACGATGGATTGCGGGGCACGATTCCGCGAGGTAGTGATTCATCACGCAGGCGGAGGATAAAATCTTCTTTCCTGTCCACCTGCTCGTGTTTGTAATCGATTGCTTCGTAGCCGTTTGCCCAGGCTATTTTATCCACAACTGTGCCAGACTCTGCTGCCAGCCAGGGGATTGCTATTTCTGCAAGCGGAATATCGAGACATTCCCATGAACGATGATGAAACCCAACTTTTGAGGGGCGGATAATATCCCCGCCCTTAATGGCCACCCACCGACCCATCCGGATCGCACGCTCCCGTGTGACATCATCCCACAAACTGCCACATTCGTTGCATGCATAGAGCACTGGGGCACCTGCCTCTATTTGATCGGCTGTCAGACCATCAAGATCAAGGTGTTCTGAATCCATTTTTATCAAACTGTCACAATCAGGACAGCAGCAGCGGTACTCCCACACCTGAGCACATTTGAGCATTCCTTTGTAAATAAACAGCTGTGCTGGTGTAGATCCAAAAAAACATTTTGACCGACCTTTATACAACCGGCCACGTTTGCGAAGCAGCGTTACACGATCCGCCTCACGGCCTGCCTGTTCTGTGCCTTTGTCTATTTCATCACCAAAACAATGTTTTGCAGACCATGTTGCCATTGATGCTGGAGAATTCGCCCACGATGGATGTATTGTTACGCCGTGACTTAGTTTTATTCTGGTCAGTGTAATATCATCCTGTTTTCCGGTTAGATATTTTGAGAGGCGGGGTGATTTTTTTATCATCGGCTTTATCTTGCCGCCAGTTACTTTCCCCATTGTTGCCTCTGTTGGCATCATGTAAAAAATATCACCAGGATCACAATCAGCAGCCCAATGCATGCAATTTAGCATTGTTGCAGTTTTACCGGATTGTTCAACTGCACAAAACCAGACTTCACGCACCCATGGCAGACCGTAGGTATCCATTATTTTTACGGTGTGGGGCGCGTGTTCGTGCCGCCAGGGTCCCTGATGGGGGCCGTCGGTTACCACCCTGTATTTTGCCGCGTGTTCTGATACCCTTATTTTTTCCGGGGTACGCATCCGGCGGCGAATTACTGGAGGTAATCGTTTTAGGTAGAATTTTTTCCCGGAAAGTTTTTTTCGAATTGCTGGCGGAACATATTCTGGGATTGGAATTTTTGCTGTCATCTGTTGTTTTTTCCAGTTATTGCCTGTTTTTCAGTGTTAACACTGGAAAATCGCGGGATTTTGTCCATGTATTCTCACTGTTCTATTGCTAAAATAGCATCATCTGTTTGTACTCATCAGAAACCCTTTTTATTGCAGTTTCAAAGACAGCTTTATCTTTCTCTATCCCAATAAATTTACGGCCAGTCCGCTTACACGCAACTCCTGTTGTTGCCGACCCCATACAATGGTCAAGAACTATGTCGCCAGGCTCTGTATAAGTTCGAACAAGGTACTCCATTAAAGACACTGGTTTTTGAGTTGGGTGAAAGTTTCCATTTCTCCCCACTCTGTTGCTGAATCCAATCACAGAAACAGGGAATCTTGAGCCGTCGTCATCCCATCTTTTTATATTTTTACCACCGTAACATTCTCCGGCTGTATGGCTTGTGGCATGTTTCCTGCGTGTCCTTAAATATTCAGGCACTTTCCACTTTTGAGGAAAATACGGAGCTTTCCCTTTACTAAAAACAAGAACGCTTTCATGTGCCGTTAATGGTCGATGCGCTGCGCTTAAAAAACCTTTCGGGTTGGTTTTCTCATAAATCCATTCATATTTAAAATCATTAGGGTTACTCATCACCAATGCGGAAGTAAATGGCTGCGTTGCCGTTAGAACAATTGGGGCGTTATCGTCCACAACGTTAGGGTAAACCTGCCACAGCTTGTCTAGGTCAACAACAGTGTCCCACTTGCAAGCAGTTGTTCCATATGGCATGTCAGTGATCACAGCGTCAACCAGACCTACCTCTGGCATTACGTCCAAACAATCGCCCAAATAAAGAATACAATCCCCGATAACCACACGCCTTTGGTACGCAATAGAACAAGTCGCTGTACTCTGACCACAAGCACGGCTGGTTTCAGGCTTATTATTTTGGTTTTTCAAAGTTCTTTCTCCGTTCATAATTCCGCGGTTGTTCGCTTGTGGCAGGTAATCTCAACGTTATACTTCCAGTACTTTACCAAGCTGAAGAGCAAAATAATATTTCCCATCTTCTGCGCCCCACTCACTGCGGCCCGGCTTTACCTTGAAACCGTTAAATTCAATCTTAAATTCTGGTGCATTCTTATTGTATCCATTCTTGAAATGGATAATGTCAAAATGTTTGAATTCAACGCAAAAATATCTCATCAAATCGCCAGGCCCATTATGCCTGTTGAATGGGTGGCACAAATCTTCCCACATTTCCACCCATGCCCCCCATTCGAGGCCACCCTGCTCAGTTGAGTAAAGAAACCGCCTAGCCCAATAGTCTTTTATTTCTCTGTACTCTTCTGTTTTTTCACCAGAAAGAATCATATCAAACCATTTCTTTTTAAGAACCAACGGCATCACAATTTTTTGCACCCGACCAGCTGAAGCACCGGGATTTTCTGATTTCTCGAATCGCTCCATAATATTTCGCTTATCATCATTCATTTTGTTTTTATCCGCTTGCCTCTTATGCGTAACCGTCACGAAACAAAATCACCAGCATCAAAAACAACATCAATATTTCCACCAGCAACCTCATTAAAAGCTTTATCAATCAGCACATCAACAAACTCAAAAACTTCTTGACTCCGATCCTGATCACCGCCAGCAGTTTGCACCACATCACGCTGGGCTGCATAAATCTGATGACGGATACTATCCCGCAATTTGCCGGTAAGCGCCGCGACAACAGACCAAGCATCCTCAGCATGCAGCCACAGCCGGTCATCCTCCCGCTTCATCCGAGCAGCCTTTATTTCTGCAATTTCAGCATCAGCCTCGGCCTTTCTCCTGTCAAACTCATGCGATGAGAGCATTTCAGGATTGGCCAACACCTGTTTATTCAATGCCACGCCATAGGTAAGCACCTGGTAACAAGAGACCGCCCCGTCTGAAGCGACTGCAGGAAATCCAGATTTGCAATCCTGATAAAATTTCCCTATAGATACCTTATAACCCTGCTCTTGTAGCCAGTTCCACGCCTTTTTGCGGGTTTTAAATTGTTCATCACTGGTTTTCATGCGAACGCCTCACCTCGTGAAATATACGCACTCCCGAAAACCCGCTTCATGTCGATAACTTTTACTGCAGCATCCATCCGTTCAGTATCGTCCATCCCCGCAGTTGCCACTTGCAGCCTGATCAGTTCCTGTTCAGAAAAAACCACCTCACCCTCTTCAGACAAACGCTCCCACACCTTCCTATCCGTGGTCACATGAAAAGATACACCATTTTCCAGAGTTATCGTTTTATACCCTGCACCAGTACTCTCATCACCAGAAAGAGAATTACCCCGGCCCCCTGCTGGATAACATCCAGGGGACACTGGCAAATCCTGAGAGACAGCCGAAACCAGGCCAGACTCAATCCATTTTGTTATGTCTCCACCATTCTCTGCATATTCACCAGGATCTTTTCCTGAAGGGACCGGCCAATATTTCGCCTGCCTGAAATCTCTGTGCCACATTGCTGCAGCTGCAGGCCCTGGGCCTACTTCACCATTTTTTCCACCATCAGCATCGAGGGAAACCAAAATAACAGGAATACCCTCAAGCTCACGATGTAGTGCAGGAGGAACACCAGTGCCAACAGTACCAAGTGCCACCACCATGACTGCATCGTGTGCAGAAGCGATCGCAATTGCATCAAGCTCGGCCTCAACAATTACAGCACCCCTGATTTTCCCTGATGGCCTGGAAACAAATGGCCCTGTGCCACTGCCTGGAATCCAGTAATATTTAAGATCTGGCAAAAATTTTTCAATATCCGCTTTCGTTCTCCGGACTCTCAACCGATGCACCCCATTTTTTGCTGATGGCGTATGCACCAGCAAGCCTTTTGGCACCCACAATGTTTTTTTCCCGTTATCTGCTGGGGGCAATCCTATTGATTCCCTGTTGACCTGATACTGATGTTCAAGCCAACCGAGATTAAATTTTACAACTGCAGCTGCATCGATTCCACGACCTGCCAACCACTTCAACACACCTTTTTGATTCTGGATGTTTTTTACAGCCTTCCGGGCAAGATCATCGGCCCACACCAGCCATACACTTTTAGGATCTGTTGTTTTAGTCACAGGAAGCACTGCAGGTGATGCCTGGGATCTTCGAGGTGTGAGCGGTTGTCGACGTGGTGGTGTCCATTTTCCAGATCTATCACCCATCCGACACTTACTCCAGGCTGGACAGTTGCTCTGTGGTTTACAATCAATACCTGCTGCGATGTGAGCCTCTGGACATTTTTTCCCCTCAATCTCACGCAGCCAGGTGATAATATCACCCTTAAACTGACAGGAATGACATTTAAAACCGCCATCATCCTGCAGCACGAACTTATCAGATTTTGACGATCCACCGCATTTAGGGCATGGACCTTTCCACCGGCCAGAAGAACGGCGAAGGTTGTTGTCATCTGCTATCTGGGTTATCAAATGTTCCATAATTTACCCCAAGTAATGCTAATCCTTTAAGTCCTTATTAAGTCATATTCTTTAGTACATTGTTATTATTAATAAATAATAACGTTTAGGACTTAATGACTTAATATGTATATATATACGTATAATAAAAATAAAAATAATGAATAAAATTTGTTCCGTGTGCGCACGCCTGCATACCAAGTCCTTAAGTCCTCTTTGTGTTTAAAATGTCGCTACTTCAAAAAGTTACGAGTAGGACTTAGTTAGGACTTGGTAGGACTAGCATGACTTGTGCTCTAAGTATCGCCAGTTTCACCCATTCTTGTGAGTATTTCTGGATTAATTGTGTGCTCAAATACCCATGTCCTTCCTGATAATTTGCTGATATCGTAGCCACGCTCCCGCATGGCTTTGTTGATTGTTTTCATCGCAGGTATCCTTTTTACGTTTGAATCCATGTTTTGCCCCCACCACCAGGAAAATGATATATACATATCCCGGCAGCTTATTTTCCTGGCCGGATCTCCTGGGTGATGTACAAGGCAGTCATCAATAAACTGCCCCATATAATCCTCTTCCCTGGCCAGAGCATCAACACCATCCAGTATTGATTGTGGTGGTGATAACCCAACTTCCTGCCATTCCCTGCAGCCCTCAACCAGCCACCGGAGTATTCCTTGTTTGTTTTCTCGTAGTTTATCTTTTAGATCTGGATCCTTTTTCCGGAAGCGGTCTTTCTGACCTGGGTGTTTTTTCTTTTCCGCATCAACATCATCCACATACATAAAGGGGAATTCTATCCGCAAAAGACGCTGCAGCAGTGCAAAATCACTTGTGAGCCCTGTTGGTAAATGATTTGTGTGGAGGAAAAGAGTGTGTGTCGGAGAGAAAGAAAATTCTGCTGAAAAGTTTGGGCGGCAGGTGATTTTATCCTCACCTGTTAATGATTTCACAGCCTGGGCATCTATTCGTTTGTTTTTATTTGTCTCTGCACCAACAATGATGCGTTTTCCAAGCAACGAATATTTATGCTCTGATGCTGCCGCTGGTGATGGTTCGTTTCGTTGTTCCAGAATCATGCCTGGGTTTATCTCATGATAATAAGGCCCCATCACTTCACCAATCAGGGAAAACATGATTCCTTTACCGTTCCGACCAGGGCCAACAAATACAAATATATTTTGCTCTTTTGTGTTCCCGGTGATTGCATATCCCATGAGGCGTTTGATAAATGCGGCAATCTCTTTTGAATCGCATATTTCCTCAATCACCGCCACCCAATCTGCATAATCAGCGCGTGGGTCATATTCTACATCAATCTGGCGGGTCAGCATATCACCTGGCCTGCCATCAGTAAGAACACCGGTTCGTAAATCAATGACACCATTTTTACAGGGGAGTAACCATTTTTCCTGGTCAAAATCACGCTCCTCACAGGCAAGAGACATATCAACTACTGGTGCCCAATCAAGAGCCTTTGCAACTCCACTTGTTGATCGCAGCCTTTTTGCTCTTGCAACAACACTGTCACGGAATTTTACTTTCCAAAAATCAGAATGTTTTTTTGATGTAATATCCTCTTCTTCTATTTCCCTGTTCATTCCCTCTATGAGCAAATCATATTCCATGGCGCAATATTCAACCTCTGCCACGGTTTTTCTATAAACGTCTTCTTCCCACACAACATCATTCCAGTAATACCACTGCCCTGCAGGTTTACGTGTCACATTGTACAGACATTTTTTTCCATTAAGCGCCGCGAACAAACAACCGTCTCCACGCTCATTCGCTTTTATGCAATCAATCACAAATTGCCTATCAAGGGTTATTTCTTCATCTGGTCCCATCAACGATTCCGCCCGGGCTTCAACTTCTGCTGCAATATCGCTCAAATCATCCATTTGCAATTCTCAATGTTTTCATTATTTCACCGGATTCTATTTTTCAAATGGTGTCAAACGTCGGGGCGCGAACTACC